CATGGGACTAAACCTTAATATGGATTTGAATAAGCTACCTCACATATGGCAGACCGTGATAGCCATGTTGTCGGGTGGGGTGCTAATCAGTGTCTCTGTATTGGGGGTATACTCCCGCATAAGCAAGAACCAAGTGCAGGACAAGGTGGCACAGGAGAGGCTTTATGACGCTGTAGAATCGATTAACGAACGGCAGTCTGATATAGAGTATGGGTTGGGGGTGATAATGGATTCTATCGAGGCTCAGGGAGGGGCAATACAGGATATGAAGTCTCTCATAAGGGGAGTAGATGGGCGGCTGGTTTACTACATCAAACACCAAGAGGATATGACCACCGAGCAGATACTCGACGCCTTTGAGATCGGGTATGAACAGGGTAAAAAAAAAGAGATGACTCCATAAATGAACATTGGAGAAACCATGAATTTAATATACTAATAGAGCCTATTAAGCCATGACGAGAGAAGAAGATAAAGCCGTAAAAGTAGACTGCTACGAACTTGTAAACAAGAGCGTTGAATCCCATATGCGCCCGTTTATTGAAGCGACCATGCACGAACACCAAGTCACCCGACAGAAGGTGGAGAATGTGGAGGCGTTGATTCGCAAGCTAACCTTCAACGTGCATGATGTTGTACAATACTCGGCTATCATCCTGTTGTTTTTTGGGATGCTACTACTAATAACTGGCGGCTAAGAAGGGCGGGCATACAAAAGACTTTAGATAACAAAGCAATAATAATAGAAAATGGCAACAATTAACAACATTAAAGCGCAGGAGAACGACATCTCTCATTACAGGGGTGACGTTTTCGATGAGGTGTGGACAATCACTAAAGACGATGGTTCGGCTTACGACTTGAGCGGAAAAACTTTGGTACTATCGATCAAACAAAAGAAAACCGACACGACCGCAGCGGAGACACTAACAACCACAGGCGGGGAGATTTCCATAAGCGGGGCAAGTAACAACGTGCTGACCTTTGATAAGGTGGTAGAGTTAGACGAGCGTGGATATTATTACGATTTGGAAATAGTAGACGATAATTACACTATCAGCTACGGACAATGGAGAGAGATATATGATGTTAATCGTTAGGGGAAATACATGGGCTTACCGGGTCGCACGGGGTAACGTATGGACGTTTAACGTAACGATTGGTGAACCGGTTGAGGTGAGTAATTGGATACTCGCTACCGGATTATGGAACGACTCTAATTTATGGATAGACTCAGAAACTTGGAACGATGGATAAAATACAGAACAACGACACGGGGCTAAGCGTAAGAACTGCGCTGAACACCTTAATTGCCGACTCAAACCGGCCAACCTTTAACCCGGCTTCGATTACGTTAACCGATAAAGAAACGTACTTCGCAGAGTATACGCAGAGCGGGGGGATAACCATTGCAACCCCCACGAATAACTTTGGTGTGGGGGCGAGTTTTATGGTGCTGATAACCACGGACGGCAGTGCAATAAACTTTCCTGAATCGTGGGGCGAGGTAGATAACGACTACGCAACCGACTCAGATACGTATCTTTTAGTGGCGGTTTATAACGGCAATTTCTGGGCGTATTCCGTGAGGCTAATGGATGTGACGGTTATTCCCTCTCCACTTATTCAGAGTGGTTCTGTGGCTGCGGATAACACCTATATAGATGTAGTATTCAACACCGGAATCTACGGAGCTGATGACGGAAGCACCGAGGCTGCGCTTTCTGATTTTACTGTAACCTTCACGCAAGGAGCTGGAAGTGCTACAGCGTGGACACCTTCAACGGCAACCAAAACAACGGGTTCGGCTTTGACCGGAGGTGAAACAACGGTAAGGATAAACGGCACGGCAACCGGAACGCCGGACGGTAATGAGACCTTAGAGGTAACCCCGGCAGACGGGGCGAGTCTTTACAGTTCAACAGGTGAGGCAATGGCTGCGGATCAAACCACAGGAGCGGAGAGTTTAACAGACCAGACAATCCCCGATTTGAACGCACCGACCTTGACCGGGTTAGTGGTTGATTCCGATACCGAGATTACTGCATCGTGGACAGATACGAACACTTCACCGAATGAGGTCACGTTTACGTTAGAACACGACACGGTTAATACTTTTGATTCTGGAGATTATACCGAGGTCACAGGAATAGCACAGGACGCAACAAGCTACCAAATAACAGGACTAACCGCAGAGACTCAATATTACGTAAGGGTTAAGGCGGTAGGCGATGGGGTTAATGCGAACACTTCCGCTTGGAGTTCAATTTTGAACGATACTACTGATTCATCTTTTGGAGTGGTTTCTGCTGCATATCAATTTTTAGATTTTACCCTTGAAGCCGGGGGTGATGCCTCAAGTGTTAGTAGCGTTATTGACAGAAGCGGTAACGGGAGAACAGCGACAACAGCGGCAAGTTCAACAGACCCCGTGATAGATGTCAGAACCATCAACTCACAATCCACAAAAACACTCACATTAAACGGGGGTTCTTATGCTTTAGACTTGGGATATTTATTTTCAGCTCTTCGCTCTGGCAATAGCGAAATATGGATAGCAATGGAGTGTACCGGATTCACAGCCTCATCAACTCATATTTTCGGCGTTGATGGAAAACCGGACGGAGATAGTGATGATTTTGTTATCCAATATCTCAACGATGTGAGACCGGCATTTGGGAACGCTACAGACGGTAGGGCTTCCGGGCAGTTTAATGCCGGAATAGGGGCAGACTTGTCGCACTCTGTTTTTAGATTTGTCTTGGATTACACTTTAAATGTTATTGATTTGTACCTTGATGGTGTTAAGAAAACATCTTTAAACATAAGTGCGTTTGATCCAAATAACTACGACAGCAACCTTAACGGATATTTAGGGGCTATAAATGATGGGGTCGGTGCGCCATCCTACACATTCGGAACACCCGCTAATTTATACGTGACACGGTTTGCAGCGTATAACAGAAAGTTGGATTCTTCAGAGGCTTCTGCTGTTCAATCTTATATGACGATATGATACATTTATTGCTAAATAAAAACAAATTCACTCTTTCGGATTCGACCGTTGTAAACGAGGGCGTTGGTGGAAATAATACTCAGGATATTATAAACAGGCAGTTTGATGTTTTACAAAACGATCCAGACCTTACTATTTTAATGGTCGGCACTAACGATATGTTAAATTCCGGTAGCCTTATTTCATTGAATGATTATGAAACTAATTTAGGTACTATAGTGGACTATTTCACGGATGGGGAAAGCGATGTTTTATTGATGACCATCCCCCCGTGTATTGAGTCATATGTTAACGACAGGCACACATATCCAGACTCGTATCCTTACGATTCATTAACCCTTAATGAGATAATTGAATTATCAAACGAAAAGGTATTTGATGTTAGCCAGTCTAAAGGGGTCCTATATCTTGATGTTTATTCTTTATTTTATGGAAACGTAAGCCTCGAGCCAGATTCTTTAATAAGGAATCAAGCTAATGCGGGTACCGAGGATGGCGTTCACCCAACACCAGGCGGATATACGGTAATCGCTAACGAGGTTTATAATTATCTCACCCGAAAGAGGAAAAATTACAATACGATAGTATGCCTCGGTGATTCCATAACATACGGAGCAAATGTATCGGGTGCGGGAACATCACTACCAACCGCAGAAACTTATCCGGGTCAGTTCAAAAACTTAATATCTTGATATGAAAAATAAAACCATTAATTTAATCACGACCGTTTTAGGGATGATCCTGATACTATCAATTATTCCCGCCTGTTTCATCATTGAAAACAATTTAGGCGTTATTCTGCCCTTCATGGGCTTTTTCGGGGCGTTTTTGATCTACTTTAAGAACGCCGATGCGATAGCAATGACACAGCGATATCTGGACAAGTTCAAATAATGTGTACAGATTTATTCAAAAAAGTTTGGAATCTATTTAAAATACGCTATCTTTGCCCTATGATTGCATTGGATTACGGACACGGAGTTGACACGCCCGGCAAAAGGAGTGGTGATTTACACGAATGGAAATTCAATAGAGATGTTGGTAAGTGGTTAGAAACTGAACTCGGTTCACGGGGTATCCCTTACGATGTATTAGTACCCGAAGATGAGGATATAGGACTTAGAACCAGAGTCGAACGAGCGAAGGAATCCGAGGCTAATCTGCTCTTATCGATCCACGGAAATGCCTTCAAAGATGAAAAGGTTCACGGGTTGGAGACCTTCTACTATTCCCAAAAAGGGAAACGCTTTGCCGAGATGATTCAAAGGGAGTTAGTCGCTGAGTTAGGCTGGAAAGACAGGGGCGTTAAGAAAGGGAATTTTTATATTATCAAGAAGACCCCACAAGTGGCGGCTCTTGTTGAGTTGGGTTTTTACACCAACCCTAAACAAAGAGCAGAGATGTTAAAGCCTGAAGTTCAAAAGCGAATGGCGAAAGCGTTGGCGAACGCAATACAGCAATATTTAGAGCGTGATTGATAAAACAATATCCATACCGATTTACGACTTCTTGGTGAGGGTTATTATTTCCGATTCTTACGAAGAGTTTGAGCAGGATGTTTTCGATGCCGGATGGGAGGGTGGTTGCGAAGGTGCAGGGGCTATTGTATTTCACACCGAAGGGAAGCACTACACGTTAGTAATAAATAGAGAAGATATATCACCCGGCAATATAGCACACGAGGCCGGGCATATTGTAAATAGCATTTACCATTCAATAAACGCTGAATGGGATCACGAAAACGATGAGCCGTATTGTTATCTATTAGGGTTTGTCGTGGATTGTATTCATAAGATAATAGATGATGGAAATTAACCAAATAACAAAAAAATGAAAGCACTAATTGAATTTTTGAAACTGAAATGGCTACAGGTGTTAGCCTGGTACAAAGCGAACTTCGCATGGCCCAAATGGTATCTACTTCTCTCCGTGGCCGTTCCCCCGCTTATGGCTGTCACCCTCCTGCCCTTGTGGTTCGGTTGGGCGTGGTTTATGCTTGGTTTCATAATTTGGGGATATGTCCAAAATAACAAGTAAGGTCGTTCTTTTTTTGTTAGGGTTGGTTGTTGGGGTGGTGGTTTGCAAGATAACCATCGCCCCTATTCCACCGGAATTTATAGAGGTTCCCGTGGAAGTTCCCGTGCCCTACGAAGTTGTAAAGACCGACACGATAGTTAAGGAGTTAACGAAGTACGTCTATAGCACGGATACAATTTATACAATTATAACCGAGTTCGACACTATCAAAATCACCGAATACGTTATGGCGTACTTCGATACTCTTTACTATTCCGATACTATCGCCGTTCCTGAGTTCACCGCTATTATAAACGACACGGTAACGCAGAACCGGATCACTTCACGGAAGTTCTATTACAGGGCTTCTCCGTCTACCGAGATCGGCCCGTGGTTTGTTGGCATGGACTTAGGCTACCCGTGGAGTTCTGAGGTGGTTTTTGGCTACCAGGACACACGGAGAATCTATAAAGTCGGGTTATCTCCCGAAAGCTTTAAAGCTGGATTATATATTAAATTCTAACAAAAAATATGAGCAACATATCCGAACAACGCCTAAACAGCGTAGTATCTTATTATGGCCTTTACGGTCGTGAACAGACTTTAGAGAACTTCCAAATAACCAGTGACACCCTTTCAAGGTATCTCAGGAAAGGAAGGAGCGTAGAGGATGAGCCGGAGTCTGCACCGCCAAGGGTTTTAATATTCGATATCGAAACAGCGCCGACCAGGGCGTATGTTTTCAAGTTGTGGAAAGAGAACATCCCTATTGACTTTGTGGAGTCCGCTTGGTTTATGCTCTCTTGGTCGGCTAAGTGGTTATTTGAGGGTGATGTTTATAGCCAGGTTCTAACCTCAGATGAGGCCGTTCAGGAGGATGATAAAAGAATAATAGACGGCCTGTGGCGGTTTATTGATGAGGCTGATTTCTTGGTGGGGCACAATATCAGAAAGTTTGACGTTCCGAAGATGAACACCCGCTATATTAAATGGGGATTGAAACCGCCTTCACCTTATCAGCAAATTGATACTCTGTTTGAAGCAAAAAAGAACTTTTACTTAGAGTCCAACAAATTAGACTATATAGCCCGTTTTTTAGGCGTTCCTGGTAAGCTGAAGCACGAAGGTGCATCTATGTGGGTTAAGTGTCTTAAAGGTGACGAAACGGCCCTCAAAACGATGGATGAATACAACCGGCAGGACATAGTAACAACAGAGGATGTTTACTTGAAGTTGAGGCCGTGGATAAAGAACCATCCTAATTTAGGGCTTTACTACTCGGATCAATTCACCCGTTGCCGGGCGTGTGGTTCTGTTGACCTTAATTTCAATACGGGCAAAAGCTACGGAACTTCTTTAAATAAATACACCGCTATACAATGCAACCATTGTGGGCATTGGTCAAGGGCGAGGAGTTCAGAACTTGACAAGGTTAAGAATAAATCATTGTTAGCGAGTGCGCCACGTTAAACTTAACATAAACTTAACATGAAATACTTGTAGTGAATCAATAAAAGAACTACATTTGCTTATTCATATTTTTAAAAGTTAAAAGCCCCTGCTCTAACAGGGCAACCCAAGGAGGTGGTTTTCCAGAGCCACCTCCTTTTTGAATGGACAATAAGGCGATACGATAACGGTTAACCGCAACGCAATAGAGCCGCTTCAGAATCCCTCTAATTTAGGTCAGGGGATTTTTTTTACTTTTTATTTGTTTATTTCAAAAAAGGTGTTATCTTTACATCAACATTAACACCAAAACAATGATACCAAACGACAGAGAAGAACTTGAAAAGCTTATCCGCATATTGGATAAGCAAATCAACGCAGCTACCGAAAGGCTGGGCGGTCTATTCGGTGACATTCCCGAACTCCGCAGAAAGTGGACACACGCACGGGATATTAAAATCAGAGCCAGGAAACGAATTGCAACCAAATTAATAAGAAAAGATTATGAATAAATGCAGAGTATGCGGAGCTGAGACCCGCCAAGTAATTACCCCATGTCTATGTAAGGACTGTGAGCAAAGGATGAAATTCAATACCCTTACCCGAAGATTAGCGGCTAATATTGATGCTATTCAGGAAACGATCGCAAGACAAAGAACCTATTTAAATAACGTATTATGAACCCAGCAGAAGAAGACGAAAGGTTGTACTGCCCGACCTGTGATTCTATGGATATAGAATACTATAACGAAGAGTGCTTTTGCAAGTACTGTGAGCGCAGTGGTGAATTGAGAGAGTTCAGGAACAATTACACACCCGAATACAAAAAAGGAGAATAATGAAAAAACTTGAAAACGAAATCGATCTAAAAGGATTAGGGATGCCGGTTAAAGCTACCCTTATTGAAAGAGCCGAAGATAAGGCCATCTATGAAAGAAGCGATGGTTATTTCGAGGTATTCAAAATCAAAGTGTCAAAGGAGTCTGAGGTGTTCGGAAAAAGCTACCCAGTGCGGGAGACGTACCCCGGAAATGAGGACTTTGGATACTCTGCCTGGTGCTACCGTTCACTTGATAAGGCAAACGCAAAATACCGCAGTATATGACAAAACACAACCAGGCCGAACGTGAGATAAGATTTTACGAGCCATTAACTCCCGTAATTTGTTGGAGCGAATGTAAATTATATCTATCTTTGTTAGATAGAGCATGGATGACAGTAGAAACCTTTTACATATCTTTGAACTAATGAATAATTTTTCACCACGGTTTACACCGACACACGAACAACTCGACTCAATCGGATTTGAATCGGATGGGGCTTCTGGTTGGTATTTAAAGATTCAGGATGAGGTCATAAGTTACTTTGAAGGGCCACGCTCTTGGAGGCTTAATGACTCCCATCTTGATCCGCAAGACTTCAATGAGATTATCCAACTCGCTTACACACTCAACCGGGGCGAGGACTACATGAACAGAGTTCGGAAATACAATAAAGAGAAAAAATGAAAACAAGTGAATCAATTAAGAACATTGCCACAGCGATGCAAGTCTTTCACGAGGAGATGAACAGCATCCCTAAAACGGCAGACAACCCCTTTTTCAAGTCTAAGTACGTCCCATTGGACAAGATACTCACGGCTATTAAAAACCCTCTTAAAAAGGCTAATTTAACCTTTATGCAGTTCCCAACAGGTGAGAACGAACTTGAGACTATTATCCTTCACGAGTCTGGCGAGTGGATGAGTTCAGCATTTAAGATGAAACCAGTTAAACAAGACCCACAGGCGTATGGTTCGGTTATCACCTATCAACGTAGATACGCCCTGAGTGCTATCCTGGGACTGAACACCGACCCGGATGATGATGGCAACTCTGCGAGTGAGGACGGGTTTATAAGTGCCGACCAGGTGCGCCACCTTACCGTTCTGCTTTCTAAGACCGGCAAGAGCCAAGAGGAAAAGGATGCAGCGGAAGTTACCTTTCCAAGCTTGAAGCAAAGCCAGTACGATTTGGCGGTGGCTAAACTACAGATGGATGAGCGTTCACCGGGGGAATCAGAGAACTATTCACAGAAGGAAATTAACCAAATGTTGGATTTAAAATAAATTGAAATGAAAGACGTTAATTCGTTAAGAGAAAGGAGTGATCAACTACAAAGAGAGTTGGAGATGGCCGTAGATAATTACCTTGCGGATATAGGGGATGGATTTTATCCGATTATTAACATAAATTTCATAGATGTTACCACCAAAGAATCAGATGTAAAGCAATTTGCAACCTCCGTATCTATTCTTGAGTTAAAATTTGAAATGAATATATAACCTTTAAACAAATAGAAATTATGATTAAAAGCTACGTGAGCAATCCCGTTAAAATTGCAGAAGACATCAAAGACCTGGTTTTGTCTGGCGATGTTAATCCTATTCTGATAAAGGTCATTTATGATGCTTTCAGTGATGCAATGAAGGACGCACAGGTTAAGGACGCTATTTTATCTGAAGCCGATCTACACGGAAAAGAGTTTGAGATTTCAGGGTTCAAGTTTATGAAGATGAGTAGAACCACTTACGACTTCAAACATGATTCTGTTTGGCAGGAGTTGGAGTCTTTAAAGAAGTCAAGGGAGTCACTAATGAAACAGGCTATGGAGAATGAAATAGCAGATTCCACCACCGGGGAAATAATCCCCCCGGCAGTTAAAAAAAGTTCTGAGTTTTTAAAACGAGTAAAATAGAAATTATGAGCAAGAAACCAATCAAAGTATGGATCAATGTTGACAAGATCAACAAAGAGGGAATTGTCAAAAAGAAAGCCAACTATTTGCCTATTGTGATATGGGAGAATGACGAGCCGGATCAGTACGGAAATACTCACGCAATACAACAAGACCTACCAAAAGAATTAAGGGACAAGGGCCAAAAGGGTGAGTATCTGGGCAATGGCAAACGATGGGAAGAGGGAGAGACTACAACAGAGAGTACAACAACCGAAAAACCACAAGACGATGACTTGCCTTTCTGATGAACCCGACATGGAACTAATCGAAGAACTCGAAGAGTATATTCATAACCTGGAGATGGAATGAGCGTAATAAAAGACATTCAATCGATAGTTACCTGGTACGGAGATGGGGGATATAAAAAGTCCCTCATTTCCGAACTCCAGGACGCTAAGAGCAAACTGCTCACCCTGCTGATAACATTTGCTGACGAGGTAGCCGAGGCTAAAAAGGATTCATTAGTCAGTACGGTTTTCCGCAAGGTAGAGCACCACAAGATAAAGAGCCAACTCATAGACGAGGGGCTAACAGTTTCGTCTTCCGAGAGCAAGGCGATTGAAGAGGTAGCCGAACAGATGAAGCTGGAGGCAGAGCATGAGGCTTTATCTTATTACTACTCACAAGTCCTTAAAACGGGCTATATGATTGCCGATGACCTTACACAGAGAATATCGGTATTAAGGAGTGAATTTGTAAACAAAAACCACCAGGTTTAAACTTTATGTAATGGACAAATTTGAGACATTAAAAGAAACGCTAAGAATCATAGCGGAAGATGCGGAGTTGGCTTACAGGAACGATCCCGATAGCTTTTTTCTTGAGGGCAGACACCACACGTTCAAACACGTAATGGAACTAATTGATATTATCGATGGCAAAGACAAAGACACTAAGTAAGCTGAAGGGTGATGTGCAAAAAGTATTCAATGCCTACATCCGGCAACGGGATGAGGGTAAGCCGTGTATTAGTACAGGCCAATACTTTGAGAAAAAAGATTGCGGTCACTTCTTCCCAGCCTCCACACATGACGGACTCCGCTTTGATGAGGATAACGCTCATGGGGAGAGCATAAGGGCGAACAGGTTTGACGAAGGCCATTTAATAGGCTACAGGGATAACCTACTTGAACGAATAGGCCAGGAGCGTTTTGATGCGCTATATGAACGTGCTGCGGAGTATAAGAAGAACGGTTATAAGTGGAGTAGATGGGAGTTGGAGGAGATTAAAGAAAAGTACAAGAAACTCCTAAAAGATGTGCAATAAGGTACGATTTTTGTAGTTATTTATATGCTGATTCAAAAAACATGATTTCAATTAACTTATTAAGTCCGGCTAAGGTTTGTAATTGCGAAAGCGTTGCACACGGTTTGTGTTTCCGTGCAGCAAACCTAAGGCCGGCTTTTTTGTTATGGGAAGAATTAAAGGTTCAAGAAATGAAAATTGCAGGGTAATCGTAGCCCCTGGTGATCGGTTTGGCAAATTGACAGTTATAAAAGAAATGCCACCCGATAGACTGCCATGCGGTCAAATAAACAGATTATTCCTTTGCAGGTGTGACTGCGGTAATGAAAAACCTGTTAGATTGGTACACCTCAGGCATAACCGGATAAGGTCTTGTGGGTGTTTGTCTGGGGAAAGCCACGGCATGACTGATAGTAGGCTTTACCGAATATGGAGGGGGATGCACGATAGGTGTAGTGGAACTTCAAACGGAAAGTATTACCACAATAAGGGTATAACAATTTGTAAAGAATGGGATGAAAGTTTCACCTGTTTTATGGATTGGGCGGTGTCTAATGGATATTCAGATGAATTGCAGATAGACCGAATAGATGGAGATGGAAACTATACACCGGATAATTGCAGATGGGTAACTCCGAGAGAAAATAGGCTTAATGCCGGTGGAAAAATAGTTGCATATTACGGAGAAAATTATTATTTTACCGAACTTATTGAAAGACTTGACTTATTGCCACATATTTCAGCGATACGCACAAGAATAAAAAGAGGCTACTCTGTAGAAGATGCAATAGACAAACCAATAAGAAATGGAAATTACAAAAGAGTAATAAAGGGAGGTAACTAATGGCACTAAGGAATCAACCATATTTACCGTTATATATCCAGGATTATTTAACGGATGAGAAGCTAAACGAATGTTCAGCATCCACACAGGGCGTTTATATTAAAATCATGTGTGTTATGCACAAATCTGATGAGTACGGAACAATTTTGCTGAAGCAAAAAGATAAGCAAAACGAAAGCAAGTGCTTAAATTTTGCCACCAAGTTGTCAAGGCTTTTGCCATTCACCATTGATGAGATTAACGATGCGGTTTGTGAGTTGGTCGATGAGGGAGTTTTGATCGTTGACGGTGATAAATTGGTGCAAAAGCGTATGGTTAAGGACAATGCGTTAAGTAACGTAAGGAGTGAAAGCGGGAAGAAGGGTGCTTTTGCTAAAGCAAACGCCAAAGCAAAACCTTCAGCAAAACAGTTGGCAAACTCTGAAAGTGAATATGAAGATGAAATTGAAAGTGAATTAAATAATGCGTTCGGCATTTTCTGGGAATCCTATCACTCCATAACCACCAAACCAAAAACCGACAAAGAAGCCGCCTTAAAATACTTCTCTAAACTCTCACCCGAAGAACGGCAAAAGGCAATTGATCAAATAAAACCCTACGCCGATTCTATTGAAGATAAACGATACTGCAAAAAAGCACGAACCTATTTAGCAGATAAGAACTTCAATGACGAGTTCGCAGCGGTTCGACCTAAATACAAAAAATTAAATGGATAAGATACCACCCCACGTAAAGGACTTAGAGGAGGCCGTACTTGGTTCGCTTCTGTTAGACCCTGATTCCATTGAGCGGGTTAGGTCGATGCTTTCTCCTGAGTGTTTCTATGACCCGGCACATGGTCGGATATATGGGATAATCGAAGAGATGGAGCGAAGGGATAAGAAGGTCGATATTCTAACGGTCACTCAGGAACTGCAAAGACAAAAGGCGTTGGAGTTTGTCGGAGGGGCTTCGTTCATTGTTTCACTTACCTCCAGGGTGGGCAGTTCGGCACACATCCAGGAACACGCTGCTATAATTTACGATAAGTTTGTTAAACGTGAGTTAATCAAGATAGGCAACCGGGCAATTACTCAAGGTTTCGATGAGGGGGTGGACGCTGTGGATGCCTTGAATGATTCACGGGATAGCTTGGATAAAAGGTTAATGCACCTTCTTGGTCTTAACTCTTTCGGGGTGGAGATTCAGGAAGCGGCTCAAAAGTCGTTAACCGAATACCACAACCGTGAGAAGATGATTAGAGAGGGTGTTGCTGTTGGGGTTCGTTCTCCTTTGGGAGACCTGGACAAATTTACAGCAGGATGGCAGCCGGAACAATTAATAGTTTTAGCGGCTCGCCCGGCTATGGGAAAGACTTCATTCGCAATGGCTTGTTTGATGGAAGCGGCAAAGAACGGTAAAAGCGTAGCGATGTATTCTCTGGAAATGTCCTCAACGAAGTTAACCGATAAGGTGATATGCTCGCTTGCCGACATTGACCTGACCGACTACAAAAAGGGGAAGTTGATGGATCACCAGAAGGAAGCGGCAGAGCGCAGCCTTGACGTTGTAAGGTCGTGGAATGTGACCTTTTCCGATGAAATGATGAGCAGCATGGATAAGATACTTGCCTCTGCACAGTCGATTAAAACCCGCAAAGGATTAGATTTGATTATCATTGATTACCTTCAGTTGATGGAAGGAAAGGGAGACAGTCGGGAGGCGGTTGTGAGTAAGAACAGCAGGGCGGCTAAGATGATGGCTGTTAAGTTGGGTTGCCCGGTTATTTTGTTGAGTCAGTTGAACAGGGGCTTAGAGGCCAGGACGGACAAAAGGCCGATGTTGTCAGACCTGAGAGAATCGGGAGCTATCGAGCAGGACGCAGATATAGTTTTGTTTTTGTACCGGGAACACGTTTATAACGAAAGCGCACCAGACGATAAGGGCGAGCTGATAATAGCTAAACACAGGGAGGGGCCTACCGGATACGTTGAGTTCAAACACAACAAGAGCATGACTAAATTCGAAAGTAATTTGCCTTTTTAGTCAAAAAGATTTGGAAGTAACATATTTATTTACTAATATTGTGGTATGAAAATACTAAACCTATACGCAGGGATTGGAGGCAATCGCAAACTATGGGAGGGGCATGAGATAACCGCCGTAGAGATGAACCCTGAAATAGCCAAAGTTTACGCTGATTATTTCCCCGATGATGAGTTAATAATTGGTGATGCTCACCAATACCTTTTGGATCATTACGATGAGTTTGATTTTATTTGGAGTTCTCCACCGTGTCAGACTCATAGCCGGATGGTAAAAGCAACACGACACGACATCCGTAAATATCCAGATATGAAACTTTATCAAGAGATCATTTTTCTGCGGGAGTTTTTCCTTGGTAAGTGGATTGTTGAAAATGTAGTCCCGTATTATACCCCATTGATAACTCCAACTGCAAAACATGGCAGGCATTTACTTTGGTCAAACTTTTCAGTTCCGAGCGTACCGAAGATCAATTATCCTAATTTCATAAAAGCAGACTCTAAGGAGGAGATAGAAAAGTTTAAGGATTGGCTCGGATTTAAATATGATGGGAACATTTATTTAGACGGCAATCATTCCCCCGCACAGGTGTTGAGAAATTGTGTGCATCCAGAAACTGGGCTGCATATTCTCAACAGGGCATTGGAAATAAAAAGCCAGGAAGATATTAAACAACCAAAACTATTCTAATGAAATGCTCAGGAAAGATAAAGTACAAACAAGGCCGCAGGATGGTTGAGGCTAAATGCCCCTACAACGAGCTTAGATGTGTTCATTACAGGATAATGGGCAAAGACAGGCGGCCTGTTGAAGTGAAGAGGCCGGGAGAGTGTGAACATCACGAAATACGAAAAATCTATACAACATGACAACAGAAGCACAAGCAAAACAACTGCAAGACATTCTAAACGCCAGGTTGCCGGTGATAGACCGATGGGAAAAGGTCGAAGTAACGCAGGACGGGGTTAATGGTTTGATCCGGTGGAGCCAACCCAAGAGGGGGAACATTCACGGTTTCGAAACAAAGGAATTTCCCGTTAAGGATTTCCCCGTATTGATCGAACGGAACGTGGCGAGGTTAGCTAACGAAACAAAGACGTACAAATGATAGACCGGATCACCATATTATTATTGAATCTCTTCGATGAGATAGAACTCTGTTACCGTCAACTCTTCCCCGTGTTCTACGTTAAACGGGGCCGGGATTATAAGCATTTATTTGTATTAGGAATTCACATAGGAATAAAACAATGAAAAGTTACAAAGAAGCATTAGAAGAGGCCTTAACCGTTCCGTGGGCCTTAAAGGATGGTTGGATATACACAGCCGATGAAATCCCCTTCGAGTGGGAGGAACACCCCGTTAGCAGGCGAATAATGATAGCCGGTTGGTTCAATAAGGACCATGCAGAATTCGCCCATCATATTATTGACCTTCACAACGACAACCTATGAAAGCAAAATTCACAACAACCGACCCCAAAGAGATAAGGTGCCTGGCTAAGTCGCAAGATATAGCGGTAGCCCTTTGGAACATCGTTTATAACATCCCCAGAGAGGTTGAGAGGATAATGGATGCTTCTGAGGAGTTCGGCAGCGCTGCTACAGCACGAGAGGTTCTTGAGATATACAATCAGACCATCCTTGACGAACTCGACCACCATAATATAATTATAAATGATCTAACGGAGTAGTAATTCACGATAAGCACCATATGCGGTGCAGATCAAAAATAAAAACCAAAGAAATGAAAATAACATTAAGACACGCCACATTTGGAATTGAAATGACGGTTACAAGCTATGGGGAAAATGCGAAAATAGTAGAAGACGTAACCGATTTAGATCACATTGTAAATACAAACTTAATTCAAAACCTTAGAGATGTTGCTGATGAACTTGAGGAGCATAATCGAGTCAACGGATACTCTAATAAACCCGTTAATCAAAAATAAAAACTAAAGCAATGAAAGTAATAAACACATTATCTGATGTTGGCTATCCAACAAGCGGCAAGAAATTAATCGTAGAGAGTGACGACTCGTTAGTTAACAACAATTCTGTAAAACTCACCATAGGAGATACGTCTATTGCAGTTAGGTCGTATGACCTGTTGAAATCTGTTAAGAACGCAATGAACGCCTAACCCCTCCGATCGGAGGATAAATAAAAGGATTATGAAAGAACTGGAATCAATCAAAAGAAATTGGCAGCAGCACAACCGAGATAACGGGCTAACATGGAACGAGGTTAGTCAGTTGTGCGATGAGATTGCCGGGGTTGTAGCATCCGATATAAAAATGAAGCTTCTATCCGCATACTCAGAAAACGAGGCTCTGATCGAAAGGGTGAAGGAATTGGAGCAATCCCGACAAAGTGCGGAATTTATCGAAGAGTTCAAAAAAGCCAACTGTTATCAACAAAGGGTACAGACAGGCGAAACCTTTTATAAGGACAGCATAAGATTCAAGCGAACCCCGACTGAGGTTATAGAATGGCTGGAACAATATGCCAAAAGCGGGAACGAAACCCCGCCAAAAGAGGGAATGAGCGCAGAGGAGTGGCTTGTTTGCAATTGGCGAAGTCAGTTCAATCCGTTATTGGATAAAGCCAACAGGTCAATGCCACAATATTCGTTTGATGATGTAACCGATATGATGGAACAATACGCCCAACACATAAACAAAACACAATGAAAACAGCAGAAGAGATATTGAGAGAATACGTTGACTTCGAACACGTCAACCAAAGCGAACCAGTTGAACTGCTGCCACTAACAATTGTGGACGCTATGGAGGAATACGCCCAGCACGTAAACCTAATGACCACAAACCCCAACAATAACCCAACAAATCGGGGTTAATGGTGAATAATACTTACATCCTATGAAAACCGCTTACCATGATCCGCAGCTTGTGAATATCGCATATCGCAATAATTAAACACACAGCTTTAAAAATACTTTCAATTATCAGCATATTTGCTTAATAACTTTAAACATGATGGACTTTATAACACAAGCGCAGAAGATAGCCATCTTCGACTACCTGAACGAGGCCGGGCAGATAACCCACAGGGTGATACAGGAAGCCGAGGAACGAACCGAAGCATGGGTAGAGGTGCTAACCCTTGAAGAGATACTTGAGGCCGTTACGGAGGTTCTATTCGTGCCGGTTAAGGACATTGAATCGCCTTCACGGAATTTCCACATTAACTTTGCCCGTAAATGTTACTACTACCTTGCCAGAAACGAGGGGCACACCTATTCCAATGTAGGGGCGAGGGTGAACCGGGATGCTCAGACTGTTAACAAGATGGTGAAAACGGTAGGGGAATCAATAGCCTCCGGCCCTGCCCAGGATACCTATATGCTGGCAGCTTTAACGAAGATTCAGCAGGTTTTAGCAGAAAAAAAGTAAAAAAAAGTAAAAAAAGTTTGTTTTTCTTTGGTGGTAATGAAAAAAGTTGTATATTTACATAAACAAAAACACCAAACAAGATGAAAACAGATTACGAAAAACTAATGAAGGCTCTAAAAGAGGTCAAAAGGGAAAACGCATCAAAAAACTCAACTAAAAAAGAAAAGCCTCAGAATGAATCTTACGAGGATGCTCTTTACACAGAAGAGGATTGGTTAGAATATTACGAAGAGGCTTCCCGTTCAGAATTAAGAGCCAACCTCCGCAGACTTGGAGATAACTACTTAACAGGTTCAAAAAAGAACGAAAGATACGCAATAAGGACTTTACTTGGATTAGCCACTTAAAAATAAAAAAATGGATTGGATAGGAAACCTATTAATAATAATCGGGCTGTGGAGTGCCGGAAATAAATATAAATATGCCTTCGCGTTTTCGTTTGTTGGGGAGGCGATTTGGACAATATGGGCTATTAATAATCACCTTTGGTCTTTAGCTTTTGTTTGTGCTGTATTTGCTTTCATTGCAATAAGAAATATTTTTAAATGGAATAAAGAAGCTAAATAGCAACGTTCTTATTATGGGATGAAAGGAGGTGGGGAATGCTTTAAGGTTTAGTAGGCATATCCCCATCCCTTTTAAAAAAAACAAAATGAAGCTACACGAAGTACCAAATAACACTTGGATAACCTTAAATGGGGAGAAACTTCTATTCCACCACATCGATGGGATGTATTCTTATTGCACTACCGAGGATAACAGGGTTGTTCATTTGGTTGCCTGGGCAGAGGTTGAACTTGCCTATACGTGAAATAGCCGATAAATTGATTTATAAGTGAAATAACCTGTTGCAAATAAAGCAACACCTGCACGACTAAAGCAATAAGACAATGAAAAAGGAATTTAAAAAGTTTATGAAAGAGATCGGAGCCTGGGAGAAGTTTAAGGACAATCTTCCCCGTGGCTTTAAGCGGCTATCAGAAAACGTGCCTGCTGAAAAGTATATCTCATCGTGGTTTCTGTGGTGTGAGACAGATGAGGGATGGCATTATTGGAGTTTAGTCCAGAATCTTTGGGAAAAACACATGGAAGAGAATTGTTTATTTGGTAACCCCTCCCACGGAGGATAAAGAATAAGATAATGAAAGCAGCAATTAAATTACTTTTATTCGATTCGCTCGATTTAAAACAAGAGGCTTTAGAGGGCCTGGAGAGGAAAGCTAAAGAATTAGAAAATATTCTTAATATCCCGGAGAGTTGGGAGATATTAGAAACCGTCTGTGATGAATACTTAATACCGGTTAACAAGATACTAATCCGGGACAAGAGCGAACCACTAAGGACCATTCGAATGATTATTATCTTTATTTGCCACGAGGCGGGCTATTCAAGCGAGAATATAGGGATAACAGTTAGGCGGTCACGTAATACTATAGACGGAACAATAAGGCGAGTACAGGAGCTTATAGACGATCGTGAGGTGTGCTACGATAAAAAACTACACGCCCACATAAATAAAATACGACAAAAGGTTTTTAATTAAATAAAGGCGTTTTTCATGGTTTGGGTTAGTTTTGGCCTCTCCTGTCTTCGGATAGGGGAGGTTTTTTGTTCCCGTAACTTTTCAGTATATAAGATGTTTCGTTTAATTGTATTCCAAAATAATGTTTTATTTTTGGAGTAGATTATGAGATACAAACCGATAGGCTCGTTTTTAAACTCGATACTCCCTAATTGGGTAGCTGGGATATGCCTTGCGCCGTTTGGGATCTACATAAGAGAGGAGTATATAAATAGGGAGAAGATAAGAAGACACGAGGCGATACACTGGAAGCAGCAGATAGAGCTATTAATACTTCCATTTTACCTAATATACTTCGTAGAGTGGATACTGAAAGGATACAAAGGCATCTCCTTTGAGAGGGAAGCCAACCACTGGGAGGATAAAGACATCACTAAAAGAAAGCCATACGGATGGATGAGATTGATCTATCACTAATCGATATGACCGAAGAAGAAAAAGAGCTTCTTAGAGAGTTGCATCAATACTATACGCACGATGTTCGAAAAAGGAAATAAAGACGCAGAGAAGTATAACGAGAAAGAGGCCCATAAGTTACTCGACAGAAGCATCGAATTAGCTAATGAGGTAGAGGATGGAGCTTACAAATTTGACTTCATAGGAGAGGTAGCAAGGGAGTTGGGAACGTACCACCACATATATAGACATCTAATCAAAAGATTCCCAGAGCTTAAGGGTAAGTTTGAGCTATTAAAGAGCACACTTGAGGCAAATTGTTATTCCAACACTAAAAAAGGGAAGATAAGAGAAGCTACCGGAATAGTAAATCTCAAGTCAAATCACAAGTGGACAGATCGCCAGGAAATCAACCAAGAGATAAAGATGCCGTCCGTTACGATCGTTAAGCATGGAGATAAACCTAACGAAGAAGCAAAGTGAGGCGTGGGACTACCTGGAAGACTCATCCACTAATTATATTGTTTTTGGTGGTGCTGCAGGTGGTGCTAAGTCTTATCTCTCTGCTATTTGGCTTTGGTATTTATGCGCTACTTATGATAATGTCCATTGCTTTGTCGGGCGTGAGGAGCTTAAAAGACTTCGTGAGTCATGGGTAATGACCTGGCACAAGATGATAGCTCAATTTAAACTACCAAAAGCAGACTATAACGCGAAGGACAATTACTTTATATTTCCTAATCAATCCAGAATAGACTTACTTGATTTAAGATATATGCCGAGTGACCCTTTGTATGAAAGATACGGATCTGTTGAATACACTTGCGGAGTAATTGAAGAGGGTGGCGAGGTAGCCTTCGAGGCATTCGACACTTTAAAGAGCAGGATAGGAAGGTATAATAACGCTGAGCACGGGATCACACCGAAGATACTTATCACCTGTAATCCCAAAAAGAACTGGCTTTATAATCAATTCTACCTACCTTGGAAAAGGGGGAGCCTATCGGAAGATATGGCATTCATTCAAGCCCTACCGCATGACAACCCACACTTGCCACCTGATTACATAGAGGGGCTAAAGAAGATCACCGATAAGGCTCGCAAGCAAAGGCTGCTGTACGGGGAGTGGGAATACGATGACAGTGACAATTCTCTTATCTCGTTTGATTCTATCCAAGACCTATTTACAAATGTAGTCCAAGGTGGCAAGAGGTATATAACAGCTGATATTGCGCGCTATGGGGCCGATGCTACGGTTATCGGCTACTGGAATGGGTTAAGACTAGAGGAGATAATTAAAATAGATAAGAGCGATTTAATGCACGTTGTGGGGGTTATCAATAAGCTACGTGAGGAGAAGGGTGTGGCCCTTTCTAATGTTATTGTGGATGAGCAGGGTGTCGGTGGGGGTGTTAAGGATGCTCTAAAGTGCAAGGGTTTTATAGCTAACGGGAGGCCTTTCGCCGATGGGAAGAACTTCTCGAATATCAAAAGCCAGTGCTTTTTCAAGTTAGCCGATTATATAAACGATGGGAAGATATGGGCGGTAGATAAGTTCCGGGAATCGATCACTCAGGAGCTGGAGATGGTAAAGAGCGACACCATAACCGGAGACGGTAAGCAGAGCGTATTAGGAAAGGACAAGGTAAGGGAGCTGCTAGGGAGGAGTCCAGACTTTGCCGATATGATGATGATGCGGATGTATTACGAGTTAAGACCAACATACTTTTAATATGAAAATAGGAATAGCGGTTACTACATTCAACAAGGAGGGTGGTACGAGGCATCACGTACTCGATTACACCCTAAGTAAATTAGCGAAGTACAAAGACGACAACCAGGAGATAATCGTGATAGACGATTCTGTAGATGATGGGCCTTTGTCTACTGCCGAGGCGAATAGGAGTATATGCAATAAGTACGGGTTCGATTACTTCCTAAACAAAGAACGGAAGGGCATCCCACATTCAAAAAAGGAGGGATTCGAGAGGCTAAGACATTGCGATTATCAGATATGGTTAGACGATGATTGCTATCCTAAGTTCTACGGGTGGGCAATTCCACTTGTTACGGCGATGGATAACGAGCAGCGTCACCTGCTTTACCTGAAGCAGTGGGCACACATTCGGTACGTTTCTAATTGGACTAACGGGCGCGTAGACATATCGGAATACTCAGGGGCTACGGCCTGTCTGATGACGTTTACTAAGGATATTTACGAAGAGATAGAGAACTTCGCCGAGGGCTTCGGGCTGTATGGGTCGTGGCATCACACCTTGAGTACAAAGATATATAACGATGGGTTGAATCACGTTAAGTACGGAACAGTCCCAGAGATAGAAACCATAATGGGGTCTTTTGATATTACCGGAATACCTAAAGACTTCGGTGGGTGTTTCGGTCCATCTTTAACCGTAGAAGAGCGCAGGGAGTCTTTAAAGAGCTATAATGATGGAGAAAGTGTAATACCATGATCGAGTTATTGGTAAGTCTGTTTTTCCTTTGGTTAATCGTTAAGTTATTTGGTGACGAGAATAGTGGACAGGATTGGTGATGAATATAAGCTATGATTTAGTGATCGGGGGTTGTGGGTTGTTCGGTGCTACATTAGGACACTTAGCGACTAAGAGGGGGAAGCGGGTTCTTATTATCGAAAAGGACAAGATAGGTGGGATGTGTGCCGATAATAACAAGCACTCTCTATATGGGGTGCATATATTCCACACCTCAGACGCGGCATTATGGAGGTGGGCTAATTCCTTTTCAAGATTTAAGCAGGTGCATTATTCCCCGCTGGTAAGATACAAAGATGAGCTATATTCGTTCCCTATTAACCTTTTAACGCTACATCAGATATACGGAATAACATCCAAGGAACAAGCGGAAAAACTAATAAACACAAACGCAGATGGTAGGAACTTCGAAGAGAAGGCAATCAACGCAATGGGGAGGGATCTCTACGAGAAGTTCTTTTATCACTACACTAAAAAGATGTGGGGGTGTGATCCTTCTCTTATCCCTGGGAGCGTTTTATCTCGTATTCCTATTAGGCTTGATTATAATACAAGTTATTTCGGGGATAGTTACGTGGGTGTTCCTGAATTTGGGTACAGCCATTGGATACGTGCTATCGCTTCTGGGTGTGAAATTGTTTACGGAGACTTCATACAGGAGCATGGAAGATACAATTGCACAAAGGTATTCACAGGATCAGCCGATCTTTACCATTCACTTAAATTAGGCGAGCTGCCCTATCGTGGATTGAGGTTTGAGAAGTCGCAAGAGACGCCCTCTATGGCGATTAACTACACAGACGAGAGGGAATATACCCGCGAGATAAACTACGCGTATTTGGGTGGTGAGGGGACGTTTAGAGAGCACCCCGACGATTCGAGATTCTATCCCGTGCCTTGGGGAAAGGAACTACACCAAAAGTACTTGGATATTCCCACCGACGTGGTTTTTGCTGGTAGGTTAGGAGATTACAAGTACACGAACATGGATGAAACAATCTTAAACGCTCAGAGGTTATGGTCGTTAATTCGCAGTTGATGGAGTTCGGTAACGAACTGGCTATGGTTATCCCAACAGCTTATTCACTATATAAAGAGGGAAGACTAAAGAAGACTATCTCGGGCAGGGGGTCTAGGTGGTTCTATTACTTCTCACCTAACCATGAAGAGGTAGATGAGCCGAGACATTGGGCTAATAGTTACGTGCACGTTAAAGACTACGTCAAAGGGCAGTGTCCGCCATACAAGGAGGTTTACAAGAACGACGAGATGGTATTCAGCAGGCCTATTTGTGTGATAGCAAATAAGTACAATAAGGAATGGAACGGGCCGCCGGTCAATTACTACCCCGTTGATGTTTTACTTAGAATGATAGACGAACTAGACGATTATCAGGTTATCTACAATAGAAAAGTACCTAATAGGTATAGAGACGATCAGGAGGTGCTGAGCTTGGGTGACCACGAAGCGATACGCTCTGAGTTTCCAGATGTATTGTTCCTGGAGGATTTAGGCGATGATTATAACCTTACTCAATTAAAAGTATACGCTAACTGCGACAAGTTCTACTCAGTACAGGGTGGGAACAGTATCCTTGCCTCTTGCTTTGGTGGCGAGAATACTATCTACGCGGTAAGAGGTCAAGAGCTAAATACAGGGGTTTACTGGAGACTAGGGGGGCTTTCGGGGTGCAGGATAAAACATTCTTGTACATTTTCAGTATAGAAACGATTTGAGGACACCGATTGAAGGATATATGTATTATTTTTGTACCGTTGCTGTTCGACTTATAAACTGTTTTTAATTATGAATGAATTAGTATTTTCCTGTACTGATGCACTCGATCAACCGACCTTCCCGTCATGTCCTACGGACTATGGGCAGAGGCCGGTAAAGGTGTTGCTGATGAAAGAGGGTGGGACTATATCTGCCTCTTCAGGAGCTAATCCTACCGCTGCGGAGTTTCAGGCTGCAATCACATCAGGTGAGGTGATTGTAATTGAAGGAATCACTAACGGGAATGTGGTAGAGAACTCAGCTACTGAGCTTTCAGGGGATGACACTGAGACCGGAGGAACCGAGAAGTTTGATGTTTACCAGCGTCTATCTGGTAGGATTAAGCGTTTCGATGAAACCGTAAAGAGAGCATTGGAGAAGTATACGAGGTTTTCTAACCTGCGAGCGTGGTACATTACCGATAAGAATTATTGTTTCGGAGGCACTGAGGGATATTGGGCGAGCCCTGATTTCTCCTATCAGACGTTCGAGGGCGTAGGACAACCTACGTACATTAACTTTATGTTGGATTATCTGATGAGTGGGGCGGATTACGCTAACTACGACGCAGATTACGACACTCTTGCTAACTGATGATCTTAACCGATAGGCACATCAAGGATGTTATGGAGAAGCCCCTTAACGGTGATAATATCGCCGTGGGGGCTAAACTCCATAAAAATTACAAGCTCCACGTAACGGGCGAGGGGTACAAGGGGCAATTGAAACAGGTAGCGGGGTATGAGTCGGATGAGGACTTTTCGGTACGAAAGCAGCTTACATCACCCTCGACTATTCAGTTAACCAGGGCGATCATTGAAGCCCTGAGCAAGTGGACATCCACGCAGGGGACAGTTAAGAATATAGGCTTTAAGCAGGAAAAGGACAAGGAATTTAAGAGGGTATTAGACCAGGCTTGGCGGGGGCAAAGTCTTGATAGGTTTATGAAAACCTTCTACAAGGAGGCACAGTTTATCGAGAGCGGTTCTTTTATTGTTATTACCAAACCGAAGATAGTAGAAACCTCCGAAGGAAGATACACCGAGAAAGAGGGTATCTTAGAGAGGTACGACGGGGGTAATCTTGACCCGTATATTATATTCGTTTCTTTGGATGACGTAACAGACTACCGCGTAACAGGGGACAAGGTAGAGTATTTAATATGGAAAGTTGGTGATAACCAATACCGATTAATAGATGATTCAAGAGATGCTATAATTACCGAGGGCGGTGAGATTATTAGTGAGATTCCTAATGAGATAGAATACGTACCGGCTATTCAGGTTTCCGGGTTTACTAAAGACCTAGTAAACGATCAAGTGAAGGCCTCGCCGATTGACCACGTTACATCTATGCTTGACAGGTATTTATCTAAGGATAGTGACTTGGTTATCCAGATGGTTAAGCACTTATATCCTAAGTTAGCCATCGTAACTAGCGAGTGTACTAAATGCGGTGGTGCTGGTCATATATTTGATGAGGACGACACGAAGATAAATTGTAAAGCGTGTGACGGTTCGGGCAAAACCATACCTATATCACGGGGCGGGGTGATTGGGTTACCTGAATTTATAGATAGTCAATTGGCTCCTTATCCGGGCGCACCCGCTACATATGTCTCACCAGAGACGGAGACCATCACCGTAGCGAGGGACGATCTCGTTCAGCTTGCAAAGGATATTATATTTTCCGCAACGGGAGATAAGAATATAATCACTCAGACGTTCGAGACGGCTACAGAGGCGGTTCTTAACTTTAAGGGCTTAGAGGATCGGATGGCAGATATTATCGATCAGGTAGAGAACCGAGAGGAGTTTATTGTCGAGACTATCGCTCGAATGCACAACGATTACTCCGAGGGGTTTGATTCTGTTAGTGTGAGGTATGGACGTAGGCTAACGATGAGAGAAGAGAACGCTATCCTGCAGGAGATTCAAGATAGTAAGTCGGCAGGGATGCCCGTTAGCCATATAGAGAACTTACAGAGAGAATTGATATACTCTAAATATAGAAACAATAAAGTAGAGCTAACTAAAAACCTCTTACTAGCTGACGTCGAGCCTCTGTTGGGGTATACCGTCAGCGAGGTGCTAACCCTACGGGAGTACATCCCGGAGGAGGATATAATTTTAAAGGTGAATTTCGGCACCCTGGTTGATAAGCTAGATATAGACTTTAACGAGTTTATGCCTGATAGCAAGTGGAAAGATCGGGTTGCTGCTATTCGTGAAAAAATGTTAGACAATGTGGATATTAGAACACAAGGGGGAGAGGGTAACGATAACTGACGAGAAGTTAGTACCTCACGTTAGAAACCTCTACCCCGATGGAAAACTTTACAACGATGAAGATTCAAATCGAGATGTTAGACCAGCAGATGAAGCCGACAGGCCGGAAGATGAAAGTTCAGAAAACGATGTGGCTGAAGATGCAGGAACAGTGGGGCAAGAGATTAAGGTGGATGGAATGTCTAAAGCCGACCTCGTTAGAGTCGGAATTGAAAGAGGATACGGAAAAACCCAGCTCAACCGAATGAAAAAGGATGAGTTGATAAATTTAATAAAAAGTGGAAGATAAAGACGTAACTCAGTTAAGTGAGTTGTTAGGCCTCGATAAAGAGGTTGTTGAGGGTTCTGTCAAGGATGGGACACTCGGTGAAAGGATTCAGGATTGGAAGAGCAGTCGAAAGATTTACGCGAGTGATGACTTCGAAAAGTTCACGTCTAATCTAAAGACATCTACAAAGGACGAGTACTTTAACGAGTTGGTTGATTTAGCTAAGCGTGGTGAAATGCCCACCGAGCTATACAAGCCAATCAAAGGTTCAGCCCTTGAGATGTTTGAAAAGGATTTAAGTAAAAAGTACAATGTAGCTGATTACTCCAATGCTACTGACTTGGTGGAGAAGATTGTAAAATCTAAGTCGAACGCAACAGACAACCAACAGGTTCAGGAATTGGAACAGAAGATAGTCGAACTGCAATCAGCTAACAAAGACCTGCTAAGAGCAAAAGAGGAAGCGGATAAGACTTGGGAAACTAAGTATAAATCTGACAATATCTCTCGTGAGCTTAGCCAGGCGATCAGTGGTCTGCCATTAGACTTCAGTGACAAGTCTGATGACGAGGTTGACAAGGTGCGCAACAGTACGCACACGATTCTCAGGTCGGTGTTTGATACTACATACGAAACCGACATAGTGGATGGTAAGGTGATCGTTAAGGACAAGGACGGGAACGTCTTAAAGGACAAAGCGACGCTTGACCCTCTTGGTCTCGACGAGGTACTTACCTCACTGGCTGGAGAGTTAAATATGAAATTAACAAGTCCTGAAACCGGGGGACAGGGTGGAAAATCCTCCAAAGGTAAAAACGGTATTAATTCCGAAGAGGACTTTTATGCGGAGTGTGAGCGGTTGGGTGTCCAACCCACATCGGCTGAGGGTCTATCCCTTTGGAAGCAATACAAGCAAAACAGTAAATAATAATGGCTAATTATGCTTCAACGGTTTTGCTCGATGCTTTGAGCGAAATCACCGACACGGCTCAGAAGGACTTGCGCGCGCCTCAGTATGGTGCTACTCGTATGTTCAATGACCACAAAAGAGAGGTTATTCTTAACTTCGACCAATTTAAGAACATTGAAATTAAGTCAGACCTGCAGACTGCAAAGGTTGACTATATCAAGCGTTCTTCACGTTCTACGTCCAGTTCACGTAGTGCTGCTCCTAGCGGTGCGATGGGTGACTCAGGACGGCAGACGCTTTCTTTCGTAACCTATGCAGATTCCTTCACCATCAGTGATGACAACGTAAGGAACAACCGCTACGAGGCCGCGAAGATTCTTGCTGCACAGATTCGCAACGCTAGACTGAATATAGGTGCTGACATCGAGACTGCGATGGTAGCTGCTCTAGAGGCAGGGCGTTCAACTACTCAGGGTGTTCGTAGCCTGTCCACTTGGGACGGTGTTAATAACATCATGGTAACATCGAACGCTAACGATGCGAACTACTACAACTACATGGAGACTGATCTTAAAGCTCTGAACTACTTCGGTAGGCTTCAGGAGGTGCACAGCTACAACCTACACGCTCTTGCTATGGAGCAAACGGCGCAAGGTTCAGCTAACAGCACAAACCTTCAGTTCCAGTACGGAGATATTGACTTCTACAACTCAAGCTCCATCACTAATTCAACTGACCACTTCGGAACATCTTATGTATCTGAGATTGGTGCACTTGGTTTGGTTGATTGGATTCCCGGTAAGAACCGCACAGGGCTTATGGGACATGCCGACTTTGACTTTATGTCCGTTCCTGATCCCTTCGGAGTATTCGATCAGTTCGCGGTGGCGGTTTATAAGAAGGTTCAAGATTCTACTTCTGGAGATGCAGACATCGGGGGTACTACCCAGGATGCTGTTTGGATTTATGAGTGGTCTATTGATGTAGCTCCATTTATTACTCCTATTACGAGCGACAAGGCCGTATATAAGTACGCCCTTTCTAAATCTTAAATTTAACGGGGAGGTTCGCCTCCCCTTTTTTCTATGAAGCTCTTTGTAGTTATGCCGCACAAGTTTGCGGGGTGTGGATATTACAGGCAATATCAGCCAAATGTAAGATTATCCGAGCAGGGGATTAACGTCACAATCGGTGCAGGTTTCACGAAGGTCGACAACAATGAAATGACCGATGACGAATTAAGGGAATATGACCTATTTCTTTACCACAAAGGATACATTAACTTCCAAGAGTTTCATAGATTAAACAACTTAGGTATTCCGTGGGTGTTGGATTTTGATGATCACTGGCGGCTGGATACCGAACACGTTCTTTATAAAAAGTGGAAAGAGAAGGGAACGACCGAGAGTATGATCGAGGCGGCTCGATTAGCTCCTTACTTAAGTGCCTCTACGCCTCTACTTGCCGAGGAGTTAAGTAAGTTAAATAAAAACGTCTCGGTTTTCGAAAACGCTATGAACCCTCAAGACGTAAGAGGAGAGAGGATGCCGGAGGAGTTCACGTTTGGCTATCTAGGTGGGCACTGTCACGTTAAAGACGTTGAGTCAATGAGGGGTATCACTAGTATGGTAAGCGACGTTAAAGTGCGTCTATTTGGCTACGACAACGGGCCTGTATACAACGGTTACGCAGACGTTCTCTCTAACGGGGGTAAGTTAAAGAAGTTCTCCTGCGTACCTGGGGTAAATATCTGGCAGTATCACGAACTATATAATTATCTAGACGTTTCTATAGTTCCTTTAGTGGACAATTCGTTCAACAGGTACAAGAGCGAACTGAAGCTAATCGAGGCGGGGTTCTTTAAAAAAGCAGTAATAGCCTCTGATGTTTGGCCCTATAAGTACGTTAAAAATGGATGGCTGAGGGTTAAAAAGAGACAGGACTGGGTTAAGCATATTAAGTACCTAAAGAACAACCCAGAGGCAGCTAAAGACTTAGGGGAGGAATTATACGAAGAGGTAAAAGACAAGTATCATCTAGATACCGTAAATAAGAAAAGATTAAAACTATATCAAGATGTATCAGCAAAGTTCAATAATATCAGCGGCGTGTGATCTCGTAGGGTGGAACACATCCACTAACGCAGGGTACACTGGATTAACGGGGTATCTTAAAGCGGCTGAGTCGGGGTATTACATCGATGACCTGCCCGGGCTATCTCTGGAGGTTGCTGACGTAGCACGAAACGAACGCTCTCTTGACGATTACCTAAAGGCGGTTAATAGAGCGGCGAGTATTCAAGTGGTGGATTCGTTCGTAAAGAAGATTAAAAAAGACTTAAATTCTAAGGAACTCTTAGGTCACTTAACGATATTTCAGAACAAAGTAGACCGAGACACCACGATAACAAGAAACAACAGGTTCGTTGGGTATGTTATAACCCCAAGGGAGAGCAAGTCAATAAGAACCACCATATCACAGATAGGGTTCTATTCTTCCACAAATCAGACGTTTACGGTTTATCTCTTCGACTCTTCAAGGGAGACCGCTATTCAGAGCAAGCAAGTTACCGTAGTGGGTAATCAATTGACGTGGACTGACCTGGGTTGGGACGTTGAGTTTGATGAGCTATCAAGAGGAGCAGGAGAGCGGTATCTTTTAGGGTACTTTGAATCTGAGTTAGCAGGTGACCTTTACGATACTGATTGGACATACGGGGGTCATCAAAGCCAGAAGGTGTTCAGTAAGTATTGTGGAATAGCTCCGGTAAGGTTTCAAAACGCTACGCTGGACGGAACCGACTCCCCGGATTATTACTACTTAGATGGTGCTGTTAGCTGCAGGATGAGCGGCTTTAACTTCCGAGTGAGATCAAGGTGTGATATAACCGATGTCTTAGTAGACGAGATCGATATGTTCGCAGAGGCTATCCAGCACCACGTAGCGGTGAGGATACTAAAGGACGCGTTAAGCAATCCGAATATAGATAATATAAAAGGAAGCGGTCAGAACCGTCAAGAGTGGAGAGAGCTAATAGCGGAGTATAACGGCAAGCTGCATGGGGGCATTACCGAGGCAGGTCAGTATGTGGCGGGGATAATCGACAAACTTAGTTTGGATTTAAGCTCAATAGATGCTGTGTGTTTAAAGGCAGAACAGAATAGATTAACAGGTGTGAAATGGTAACACTTGAGGAGTTTGTAAAACGGTTTAATAACGTAGAGTCATTTTTGAATAAGTGGCACGAGGAGGCTATGATAAAGCACTCTAACGAGATCGTAGATATGAACCGCAAGCAAATGCTGCAGGGGATAAACTCCGAGGGTGAGATGATGCAGCAGGGGTACAGTCCAGGCTACGCTAAGTTGAGGAAAAAGAAGGGGCTTCAGATTGGGTTCGTAGATATGAAGTTCACGGGTAAGTTTCAGGACTCCCTAAAAGGAGTGAAAAACCCTAAAGGATTGGATTTAAAGTCTAACGTAGACTACGAGAAATATCTAAGAGACGATAAATACGGCACGGCGATAGGCCTTACGGAGGAGAACGCTGATGTAATAGAAGAGAAACTGATTAAAGAATTAGCACCGAAATTAAAAAAATACTTAGTTAAATGAAAAAAGTAAAAGGGCTGAAGGTTGCGGAACATGGCGGGGATATAACCTACGAAAGGTTTGTGTCCTTTAAGATGTTGGCCCCGCAGTTTTGGGAGCGGATGGATTCTCCTCTCTGGATGAGCTATTACGAGGGTATTAAAGACTTCTTCAACAAGGGGGACTATTGGTCAGCTATGCGAAAGATAGACGACTACGGCTTCGCTATAAAGAACGCAGAGGCTGGGAACGATGCCTGGGGGATGTGTTTCTCTTTGATTACTTACGAAGAGGGTGAGGATCAGAAATCATGCCCTGATGAGTCGGAGATGCGAGCAAAGCTACAGAGGGCTATCGACACGGGGATAACCTGGAAGGAGGTTAGAGACGCTGTCATGGGTTTTATGAAGGCCTCTCCCGAAGTTTTCACGGATCACATTATAGCGAACGACATTCTAAGTACACAGAGCGAGGAAGGAAGTTAGAGCTAATTATACAGAAGTACGGAGAGGCCGCACATTTACCAGAAGAGGAGAGAGGCGATTTACTTTTACAGATTGAAAAATTAGAGAAAGACGTTCAGATAAACCCTGCTGAGGTTCTTTACTCAGACGAAAAAGAGGAGATACTGAGTTACAGGGAAAAGGTGATGGAGATAGATAAAGACCGGTGGGATTATTTGTATTCGCTGGCGGGTAAGAAAGGAGAAACGATTGATACGTTAAAAACAAAGACAGTAAACGAACTACACCGATTTGCTGAAAGAGTGATAGAAGATGGCAGACATTAATTTAACATTTGGGGACGAGGGTTTAAATGACCTTAAGAAAGACCTGAATCAGATTCTTAAAATCTACCAGAAAATAAAGGCAGAGGTAGATGATAAGAATATGTCTGAGGAGTCTGCTGCGCTTAAAGCAAAGAAGATATATAGCGAGCAGCTGAAAGTTGAGAACTCGATCAAACGACAAGAGACCGCCGCTGAGAGGTTAAATACAAAACAGAAAGAGCAGTTAGGCATATTAGGCAAGCTAGAAAAAGAGGCAAGGGATTTTCGCAGCGCTATGAAATCGGCCCAATCTGAAGCTGAGTTTAAAAAGGCACAAACTGGATTAAGGCAGACTCAAAAGAGGATGCGTGACCTCAAGGACGCCACGAATACGTGGTCAAAGGCCTTGGGTAGTTTTCAGTTTAAGTTCAATGCTCTTGGGAATATCATGGCTAACGTCTTGAGTGGGGTTTCGAACAGGTTAAACTCCATTATTCGCGAGTTTATATCATTCGAGAAGATCATTCAAAGCAATCAGGCTACTGCAGATAAATACGATCAAACAATGGCTAAACTCCGTGGTGGGATCGACGCCCTGAGTCGGGCTATTGCCTTAGGGGACTTTTCGGGTCTGGCAGACGAGATGGAGCGAGGCGCGAGAGCTGCTGAGGATTACGCTATCGCCATGGATGTTTTGGGGGATACTCAAAACGCCCTCGATATTCAAACGGCTAAATCTAAATTAAGATTCAGAGAACTGAAGGAGGTAATAACCGACACCTCGGTAGAGAACGAAAAGAGGTTAGAGGCCGCCATTGAGGCTGAGGCCTTGCTTATCGGAATACAGGAAAAGCAAGAGGACATAGCAAAGCAAAGGGTAAAGGCTGAAATTCAAAGAGTTCAGACCACCTTCGGTCTTACAGAAGAGCAAGCCGGGCTGTATCAAAGGTTCCTGGAGAACTACGGACTTTTAACAGATGCACAGGTTACATCTTTAGAGACATTAGAAGCCAAGGCGGTTGAAACCATAGACACTGAAAAGGGGATGGCAAGGGCGAGGAGACAAAACATTTTGGCACAAGCCACCGGTGCAAGGATGGGAGACGTTAACCGAGCGTCTCAGGAGGCAGCCAACGAAACCATAAACGAAGGCCAAAAGGCTTTAGCAGATTATAACAAGGTGTCTAAGGAGCTTTCCGAGACGATAGGCTTTGATGTTAATCCAATAATGGAGGCGTTAGTTGGCACAAATGATGAACAAAGAAGGGGGATCGTTCAGAGTATTATCGCAATGGCTCAACAGATTGACCAAACCCAAGCTCTGAGAAATGAAAACAACAGGCTGATAGCTACCATTCAAACGGCTATAGAGGCGCAGGATAACCTTAACAGTAAAAGGGCGGCGGCTATTCAGATCGATCCTGATGATATTATAGAAGATATTCTAACCGATGCGGACGATATACTCGATAAATACAACAAAAAAACAGAAGAGTCAGCCCTGGAAAGAAACAGGAGACTAAGGGCTTTATTTAGGGCAAGATTAGATTGGGAAGATAAGGAACAGGAAAAAGCAGAGAAGAAAAAAGGCGAGATATTTGATGAGAGCCTTGCTCAAGCCCAAACCGCACTACAAGCCTTTTCGTCTATCTTCGAAGCACAGAAGCAAAAGGAACTAAACGCAGCGGGTGACAATGCAGAAGCAAGAGAGAAGATAGAAAAAGAGTACCTGAAGAAAGAACAGAACTTAGCCGTTGGTGAAGCATTGGTAAACGGGGCGGTAGGTGTTACAAAGGTACTAAGGCAGTACGCAGGTAATCCTGTGGCGCAAGCTATATTCACCGCTTTAACAGTAGCGAGCACAGCGGCACAAGTAGCGGCAATAAAGGCTCAGAAGTTCGAAAAAGGCGGTGAGGTTGGAGGTTACTTGCACTCACAAGGGGGAACGATTATTGAGGCCGAGAGAGGGGAGTATGTTATCAATAGAAAATCAACCGCTAAACATAAGGGCTTAATAGAGGGCATAAACGAAGACGACCACGTTAAGATACTCTCAGCAATGGGACAGGATAGAAGGATAAACATCCAGACAGATCCATTTACTAAGAAGATTTACGACTTGATGCGATCACAGGAGAGCTACGGGGAGACGAACGAGTATTACGTAGTTCAAAAGGGAACGCAAAAGACATTAATCAGAAAGCATTGAAATATACTTACGAAATATCGTTTAACGGTTCGGACTACTCCACGTTAGTCCCAGGTACTTCTATTCAGATGTCTGGCGAATGGATTGAGGGTACTAAGATATGGCGTGAGAATATCTCCGAGCTATTAATAACCAAAAGGGAAAACTCTACCGTTTACGGAACTTTAGAATCTTGGTTTACCGACGACACTAAATTCGAGACAAAGATATTCGTTAAGATTCTTAAAAGCGGGGTTCAGGACTCTCTGCATTGGTTCGGCGTTAAGTGGGGAACGATAAACAAGGAAACAAAGACATTTACGGTTCAGCCCATAGCACACGATTATTGGGGGCAGTATTTCGAAAGCACGAAGGACATAAAAAACAACACCTTAGTCCAGACTGTGAATTATCAATATTTCGACACTACCCCACCGTATAGTCACTTGGGCAGGGTGAACAACGCTATAGAGCTTGAAGAGGCCGTTAAGCAGTTCGCTACGAATAAAAGCGGATGGTCAACGAGTGATGTTGTGTCTACATTCTTATGGCAAGATACCTACGAGAGCGGGGCTTCAGTGGGGACTGTAAATCAAGTACCGAAAGATTATGTAACCGATGAGGCCTCTTCTTTGAATAGAGCCGGATTGGTGGCCCTTAGGGGAAAGAGTTTTAGTGATTTATTAGAGTACCTTCTAACCTTGAGAACCTACTGCTTCTTTGATTCAAACGATAAACTGAGGTTTGAACACATTAGCTTTTTCATTGATAAGTTAGAGGATAACGCTGTTGATTTTTCGTCTTTAATAAGATCAGACGATGACGAATGGGGCTATGAAATAGAATCACTACCGACATCTGAGACTATTATACTTTCCAACGATGAGATAGACGACGATGATTTTGGGTCTAACAACATAACCTATTCGGGGACAAGAAACAGGCCAGACGCTCAGAGTTCAGAGTTTAGGTCTTCACTTAGGACATATTTAGGAACGAGTGCTGTTAATTTATCGGAAGATTTGTATTTAGTTTCAGCAACCAAGAATACCTCTTATGAGTTCTTTAATAACAACTTATTCAGGTTTGTTTCTGACGGCAACGGTTTAGACCTTCGCTCTATATCGGTGGGTCAAAACTGTGGTTCGAATGATTTCACTCTTTCTACATCTCTAAGTTATAGCTTGACTGTCTCTGCTGGGACTTTAACAGGTTCTTGGGATATGTACTTAGAAACCAGAACCGGTAGTTTGAAGTCGAATAAAATAACAGTTAACTCTACAGGTCTTCAAGGGTTTACCCTGACACCTCTTGCAGGAGTGGCTAATGATATTTTTTTAAAGATAGAAGCCAGGACGGCCTCGTCTACCTTTGTTGGGGCCATAGTTTTAGATGCGGGCGCTACGAGTACCATTCAAAATGTAGATGGATTTATAGGCGGTACGACAAGGATAAACGGAGCCTTATCGGTTGGGAATATCATCGATAAGTGGTGGAAGCACGATCGGCTATCAAGGTCCGGTACATTTAACGGCTCGGATTACGATTTTGAGGCTACAAAATACAACTTAAGAAGAAAAGACATAAGAATATACTACTCAGGTGTTATTAATCCATTACACGGCTTTGATGACGGTAATAGGATAGGAATGATAGATAAGTGGGAGAGAGATTTAGATACTGATTTTTACACGATTAGTTTACTATACCAAGAAGATGAATAAGTTTTTAGAATTTCACGATAGCTGGACTAAAAGGGAAAGGCAGTACGATAGGGGAACGTGGGAGCCTTTACAGATGGAACAATTCAGATTGTTGCCTTTTCAGAAGGAGGTTAACGCCGCTTCGGATTATACGCTTTATCAAGTCACCGATTCTGGGGAAACGGATATAACGTCTTATATGAACGGTGTAACGTGGACTTCGGATTATATCTTATACGATGGCTCTGTTTTAGATAATGTTTTAGACAGGGGCGTTTGTCACTTTAGGTTAGAGAACGGCTCTGATTATGCTTATTATTCTGATGATGTTTGTGTGGGAGATGTTAACGGGTGGCTAAAGGGGTGGAGTGTATCAGCTGGAAGTCCCACTATATCAGGAAAGGATATAACATCGCTTAGTCAACCAAGCGATGAGGCTAAGAGTAATTATTTTGACGTTGAGAAAGGGGAGACACTTAGGCTAATATATGAAAGAACTTCGGGCTCGTTTGCCCCCTCTGTTTCACTATACGACTCGGATGGCAATTTAGTGGCAGGATTGCCATCTTCTTCCGTGGGAAGTGTTAGGGTTCATACCGCAACTATTCCAAAGACCCTCAGGAACGCTTACTTGCTGTTTAGGGCAGGCTCTGGGTCGGACACAATAACCGCAAAGGGATTCGATCTTTACAAGTCTTACTCGGATAAGATGGTTAAAATCAAAGTATCTTCGTCCGTGGACTACGGAGGTGTCTTGTATGGGTCGTGGGAGCAGGAGGTTTACAAAAAGGGAAACGTAAGGCGAAGCCCACGGGTTGAAAGCACTCAGATAGGCGAGGAGAGAAACGGCGAGGTAATTATAGAGAAAAGAATCTCTGCTGTTCGCTACACCTTCAAGTGTAAAGTAACTGAGCAGGAGTTCGAAGCGTTCGTCCATGCTTTGAGTGGTGAGTTGGAAATAACCGACCAAACCGGAAGGGTGTTCGACTGTAAGAACGTTGAACTATCAGACCCGACGTGGTATCAGGGCAACGGAATAATGGAGCTAAGTTTTGTTGATGAGATTAATGTTTACACATTGAATAACTAATGAGAGTACCGGAGGAAAAAATAGGCGTTAAGCTGCACGATAAGGCGGCAACGGAGATTAACCGAAAGTTAGGAGACTTACCTTGGCTGTGCAATAGGTTCGGGGTGGCTCAGATTTATGAAGACGAGGGCGGCTCGTTTCCTGGTATAACGGAGAACGATGGCAGCCTGAGTAATTTAAGAATATATCCTGAGAAGTCTGCCGAGGCTTTCAGCTTTCATCTTTACGAAAGCGCAGAGATATTAGACCCAGAAGAGCCTTATCATTTTGATTTAAGCATGAGCCTTTGTGTATGGGGCAATCTTCAAGAGATAGGTGATAGGGGTTATGATTATTCAACGGAGTTAATATTAGAAGTTATAGAGAAGCTCTCAGAGTCGGGTGCACAAGTTTTAGGCTACGAGATAGACTTTGATTTTGAGGGGTGGGATTATCAATTTCTAATGCGTCCTAATTGGGGTGTTCAGATAGATTACACATACTTAATAACTAAATGCTGATGGGAACAAGAACGAATATAATCTGGGGCGGTTTAGCCTTTAGATCAAGACGAAACCGGTACTCCGCTCAGGGTGGTGGGGGGATACCCTCCGTGTTGGATGATGGGAATACGTTTGCATGGTACGACTATATGGAGAACGTAACAACTTCTGGGTCGGATGTTACCGAGTGGGGGGATAAAACCGGAAACGGGAATAATCTTACAAGTGCATCGCAACCGCCAGAACTTACTGACACTGGGATATTATTTAACGGTACGGATGAGGAATTAAGCTCCGGTGCTAAAACACTGAACCAACCAGAATTTATATATATGGTGTTTAAACAAGTTACATGGGCTTTGAATGATTATGTGTTCGATGGCAGGACTACCATTTCTGGCGCATTAACTCAGGATGCCACCTCTGGTGAAATAAAGGCCGCTGCGGGTTCGTTTTCGGCGGCAAATTCAAATCTGCCGATTAACACATACGGCATAGTTCGGGTATTGTTCAATGGGGCATTGAGTAAATTAGTGGTAAACGACACTACTCCAATTACCGGCGATTTTGGTTCTGCGAACATGAGCGGGTTTACACTTGGTAGACGTGGGCAGTCTACCAGATTTTCAAACATCGAGGTGAAGGAGATCATAATAAGGAAAACCGCTGACACTGAACCGGACGAAACAGCCATATATAATTATCTGAAAAATAAATACTCACTATGATAAACAGATCAATATCTAACGGGGATTCTGGCTCAGATATTAGAGCTTTTTTAAACAACCACTTGCAGGTCATAGATGTGAAAAATTACGGGGCCGTTGGTGATGGCGAAACGGATGACTACGATGCTATAATGTCGGCTATTAATTCAAATTCAAATAAATTCGTAAGGATAGGCTCGAATGTATCAGAAGTCTATATTATTAGTAAACCGATAACACCACCATCGAACACATATTTAATCATTGATGGGACATTAAAAATGGAGGATGGTTACGCTGGAATCCCAATTGCGGAAGATATTTCGGCAGAATCAACAGAGGCAACCGTTACAGATGCGGGGGATTATTTCAAGGTGGGGCAATGGGTCTCAGTTACCGATGATGATGCTACAGCAACAGAGCGGAGGAAGTGGGGGAACACGGTAATCATAACAGACATACAGGGCGACTTAATAACGTTTCAAGATGGATTTAGAGACTCTTACACCGTTTCATCAAACGCAACAATCGGCCACACGCAAAGCAATATAGTGATAGATTCGGTAAGCAATGTTAATATTTTCGGTAATGGGTGGATTGATAATAATAAGAGCAATCAGGATTTATGGATTGAGCCGATAAGGGTTACAGGTGGACTAATGGAGGAGGTCAGGGCCGGGTGCGGAATTTCCGTTTATGAGTCTGATCGTGTAACGATAGACGGGGTAAATATAAAAGATTCCATGTTACATAATCTATCGCTGTTTGAGGCCGATCAGTCTGACATAAGGAATTTATACGTAAAAAACAGCGGAGATAAGGGGGTGTTGGTGTTTAATGTTTCAAAATCAAAAATACACGATATACGGTCACACGACTCCGGTGAAGACTGTTTCACCATTTACGCAAATAATACGGATTTAGTTGTGAGCAACTTGTTTCTAAAGGGGGCGGGGAGGAATGGACTTGGGTTATACAATAATGATGATAGTAATATAATAATATCAGACGTAATTGGATATTCCGCTCAGGTTTCCATTACGACATCAAAGCAATTCGTAATGTCAAACGTGATGCTCAGGGGGTGTTATTTTGCTTGTAGTGGAACGGAGGATGCCGTATTTTACAACATATGTGTTGACTGTGACGGAGAATTGATACCGGGAATGGGTTTTACAAATACAGCGAATGTGGAAGTTTATGGGGGATTTATTAAAAACGGGAAAATTGGATTATCCACATCTGGAAACACGAACTTATCAATAAGGGGAGTTAATATTTCTTCTAACCAAAAGGCGGTTAACGATTTAGGCACTGATATTAATACAAAAGTCACGAGGTGCCAGTTTAATGACAACAACAGCAAGGGAACCGGGTTTGATAATATGATATTTGCGGAGTGTAGTGGTGATTTACTCTCATTTAATAGTGGAACTGGGACTATATTAAACGGCAACACGTATATAGACGTTGCCCACGGGCTGGAGGTTACTCCATCGGCAACAAATATCAACGTATCGCAAGCGGAGTCGCTTGGGTCTGCATCTAACTTTTGGGTGTCCGATATTGACGATACAACATTTAGAATCAATGTAGACGTAGACCCCGGCAAGGACTTGACATTTAATTGGAAGATATAATGCACCTCATATCAAACACATCATATAGAAATGCGATAGTAGGCTCAGAAAATTATAATCGGATAAATTATTCATGGTCTGGGTTTAATATTGAAGAGGTGGGCGCTCCTTGGATTTTATCCGGTGGTGTTTGGGATGATGATAATTTTTGGATAGATACTGAAAAATGGAAAGATTAATAAATTATGGCAACAAACGACATACGAAGAGCGGCAAGGATTGACATTAAGTACAACATAAGAGAATCCTTTTCATGGTCAGGAACTGTAACTGACTCAAACGGTGACCCGGTTGACCTTTCCGGAAAGACACTCATTTACTCCATCCGCACAACCGAAGGAGGAACGGCACTAACAACCATTACTGACGGTATAACCGTAAGTGGTGCGAGTAATAACATAGTCACGATAAGTGCTGAATCGATCACCGGGATAGTGGGGCGGTCGTATTATCACGACCTTGAAAACACAACCGATAATGAAATGGTTTTCGATGGTAGATTAATAGCTACTTACGGGGCATATGGTGACTAACTAAATACGCATTTAACAAATGAACAACAATGAACTAAAAGAACTATAAGACATGGGGTTAAACCTTAATATGGATTTGAATAAACTACCTCACATTTGGCAGACCGTGATAGCTATGTTGTCGGGTGGGGTGCTAATCAGTGTCTCTGTATTGGGGGTATACTCCCGCATAAGCAAGAACCAAGCGCAGGATAAGATGGCGCAAGAGAGGCTTTATGACGCTGTAGAATCGATTAACGAGCGGCAGTCTGATATAGAGTATGGGTTGGGGGTGATAATGGATTCTATTGAATCACAGGGAGGGGCAATACAGGACATGAAGTCTCTCATAAGGGGAGTAGATGGGCGGTTGGTTTACTACATCAAACACCAAGAGGATATGACCACCGAGCAGATACTCGATGCCTTTGAGATCGGGTACGAACAGGGTAAAAAAAAAGAAATGACTCCATAAATGAACATTGGAGAAACCATCAATTCAATATACTAATAGAGCCTATTAAGCCATGACCAGAGAAGAAGATAAAGCTATAAAGGTAGACTGCTACGAACTTGTAAACAAGAGCGTTGAATCCCATATGCGCCCATTTATTGAGGCGACCATGCACGAACACCAAGTCACCCGACAGAAGGTGGAGAATGTGGAGGCGTTGATTCGTAAGCTAACCTTCAACGTGCATGATGTTGTGCAATACTCAGCTATCATCCTGTTGTTTTTTGGGATGCTACTGCTAATAACTGGTGGCTAAGAAGGGCGGACATACAAAAGACTTTAGATAACAAAGGAATAATAATCGATGAAAAAGAAAACGGTAAACACACTCACGACAGTCCTCGGGGTTATTTTGATACTCGCCATCCTTCCGGCCTGTTTCATCATTGAAACAAATTTAGGCGTTATTCTGCCCTTTATGGGCTTTTTCGGTGCGTTTTTGATCTACTTTAAGAACGCCGATGCAATAGCAATGACACAGCGATATCTGGACAAGTTCAAATAATGTGTACAGATTTATTCAAAAAAGTTTGGAATCTATTTAAAATACGCTATCTTTGCCCTATGATTGCAT